ATTTACGACCTCGCCCGATGACTCCGATCCGCTCTGCGTTCCGATGGTGGCGTAGCACTTGAAGTAGTCCGTCCATGCGGCGGTGTGGTTCCCGTACTTGTCTACCGTGATCTCGTTCTTCTGAAAGGTCACGGGGACGCGGAGAGCTGCGATGTTCATCAGAACTCCTCCTTCCTGACGCCGAAGAGAAGTGCGCGGAGCGTGAGGTTCAGCTGACTGTGATCCGCTTCCTCCCGATGTTCGTAGAGATAGGCGACGGTATAGAGAACGGCGATCCGTATGCGGATCAAAACCTTTTCTTCATTCGCTTCCCATTCCTCGTCGGAAAAACGAGCTATGTCCTGTACGATTGCAGTCGCGGATTGAATGAGATTTTTAATCAGTTCGTCCTCGTCGGAGGAACTGACTCTTAAGTATGTCTTGGCTTCTTCAAGCGTCACTTCCATCTGATTACCTCCGTTAAAGAATCAGGGCATCCCCGAAAAAAGGAGATGCCCTTGAAATGTTAAGTGGGCGGATCAGGCGGATGCCTTGACGGAAAGACCGCGGACGGCTTCCGGCAGGATGAGCTTGCCGTCGACCCTTTCGGAGGCGAGGAAACCGATCTGCCCGTTCGCTGCGTACAGCTCGGACAGGCGCTTGAAGGAGCGGCCCTGACGGTCGGCGATCCAGTAGTAGGAGAAGTCTCCGAACAGGATCGGCACGTTTCCGGCTGCAAGCTCAGGCGCATAGATGCTCGTCTTGTACGGACGGTTAAGGATGGTGTCCGGCTGGCCCGCGACCACACTCGGCTGCCAGATGTAGTTTCCGTTGCTGTCCTTGATCTTGCGGAGCGCCTTGACGGTAGAGTCGTTCAGAATCCAGACCGCGCGGTTGCGGTACACGCTCCTCAGGGAATGGAACACGTCCATGATTTCATCGAAGGTGATGTTCGTGTTCGCAATTTCCGTAGTCGCGCCGTCTGTCGCCTTGACCTTGGTGAATACACCTTCAGGCTTTTTCTGTCCGTCGCCGACAAGGAACGCCTCCTCCTCGGCTGCCCCGATACGTCTCGCGAATTCGGTGGAGATGTAATTCTCCAGATCGAAGACGGAGTCGTTCATCAGCTCCTCGGAAACCTTGATGGCGGTTCCCAGCTTGTATGCGGAGAGGGTGATCTGGTCGAAGGTGTCATCGGATTCAGGGTACAGGCCGTTTTCCTCCATCCAGCTTGCGGTTCCGTGAGATGCGACGATCGGGATGGTGTGCGTGCCGCTGTCGGTCTGGATGACGTGAGCGAGGGAACGGAAGAAGTTCTCGTCGGTCAGCGCCTGCACCAGCTGTTTCTCGTATTCGTCCGGAACGAGGTAACCGCCGTTCGCGTCGGTTCCGATCTCGAGAACGTTCTTGACGTCGTACCAGTTGCGCTTGCGGATCGAATCCCAGAACGCTGTTTTGTACGCATTGGAAGCGATGCCCGGCTTGTCCTCCAGCTGCGTTTCTGCTCCCGGTTTCCCGGTGAGGGGAGCCGTGGTCGGCTGGGAGAGCATCCTGTCGATCTGCTCCTGTCGCTGCAGGCGTTCGATGTCGCGGGTGAGGTCGGTGACTTCTTTTTCCATCTTGTCGTAAGTGGCAGCGTCTTCCGCGGATACGTTGCCTCCGTTGTCGGAGTGTGTATCGAGAAACTGTTTTGCGGCGTTCCACGCCTTTGCGCGTTTCTCCATAAGTTCCATGATTTTGGTCATTTTAAGTTCCTCCATTTCATTCAGTGGCTGAGAAGCGAGAGCCGCTTCTCAAGGTCAGCAGCCTTGACGGCCGGTTTCGTATTTTTCTGCACAGGTGCGCGCTTCGGGATGAGCTTTGAAAGAAGCGAGTCAGTGACGGCTTTCCTTGAGAAAAGCATCTCGATTTCGGAACCGTCGTCAGTCTCTTTGTCATCGTCTCCGGAAGGCTCAGTGCCATCCGCAAACAGGATCTCGTCTGCGAATCCGAGCTTCTTTGCTTCTTTCGCGTTCATCCACGTTTCGGCGTCCATCAGCTTTGAGATCTTGGCTCTTGAAAGGCCGGACTTGATCTCGTAGGCGTTCATAATGCTTTCCTTGACCTCGGAAAGCATGTCGATCGCCTTCTGCATTTCCTCGCTGTCGCCGATCGCTATGGTCGCGGGATTGTGGACCATAAGCATGGCCACGGGACTCATGCAGACCTTCGTTCCGGCCATCGCGATGACGGATGCAGCGGATGCTGCGAGAGCGTCAATCTTGACGGTCACGTCGTACGGATAATCCATCAGCATGTTGTAGATCTGGGCAGCCGCGAAGACGTCGCCGCCCGGTGAATTGATCCAGAGCGTGATGTTGCCTTTTCCGGAATTCAGTTCATCCTTGAAGATCTGAGGTGTGATTTCGTCGCCGTACCAGGTCTCATCGGAAATTTCCCCGTCGAGGTAGAGCGTACGGTCTGAACCGAAGCTGTCCGGCGTTTCGTTTCGCACCCATCTCCAGAACTTTCTTGTCATAAGGGCGTCCTCCTTTCCCGGAGCCGGGTATCGGACTCCGATTGTTCCCGTGATTCTTTTGTCTGTCCTTCCTGTGTTTCACCTGATTCCTCCGTTTCCTTAGGTGCCGAGGCGGCGAAGATGCCAGCGTCCTCGAGTTTGGTCATGTTGCCGTTGATGAGGTACAGATCCCCGCCTTCATCCGCCGGGATGCGGTCGAGGTTCTCAAGCTCGCGGATGTCGTTTGCGCTCATCCAGCCGTTCTGGCGTGCGGTGGCGTAACCGTTCATGCGGCTTTGGTAATCGCCTCTGAGAAGGCCGTCTACGTTGAACTTGAAGAAGTATTCTTTCTTTTCCTCGGGGCGGAGGAGGGCGCGCCGCATGGACTGTTCCCAGCGGGAGACCCACGGGTCGAGCGTGTATTTCACGAATTCCAGCGACTGCTGTTCGATGTTGCTGAACGAGCTTTTCTCAAGGTCGCCGATCATGTGCGGCGGAATCCTGAATATCCTTGCGATCTCGTCAATCTGGAATTTGCGCGTCTCGAGGAACTGCGCCTGTTCCGGTGAAATGGAGATCGGCGTGTATTTCATGCCTTCCTCGAGGACAGCCACCTTGTTGGAATTGGCAGAGCCGCCGAAAGCGGAATTCCAGCTTTCCCTGACGCGCTCCGGGTCCTTCACCACGCCGGGGTGTTCCAAAATGCCTCCCGGCGTCGCGCCGTTTGCGAAAAACTTCGCGCCGTATTCCTCACAGGCGATTGCCATACCGATGCTGTTTTTTGCCATCGCGATCGGCGAGTAGCCGACAAGTCCGTCGAAGCCGAGCCCCGGAATGTGGAGCACGTCGTATGGCGTAAGCCGTACAAGACTTCCTTCCATCGTGTGCGCCTCGTCCTGCGAGGTCTGGTATTCGTAGAAAAGCTCGCCGTTTTCATCGCGGTCGACCCTCATCCGGTTCGGCATCAGCGGATAAAGCGCTACGACTTCTCCCTTGCCGTTTCGAATGATCTGCGCGTAGGCGTTGCCCCACAAAAGCAGGTGCGTCATGAGGGTCTCCCGGAAGACGAAACTCGTCATTTCCGGGTTAGGTTCGTCGTGCAGCAGTGTATAAAGCGGATGGTCGAGCGCCTTTTCTTTGCTGCCGTTTGCCGTGTAGCGGTACAAATGGAGAGGCAGTCCCGCGATCGCCTCGGAAAGAATCCGGACGCAGGAATAGACCGCCGTGATCTGCATGGCGGATCGTTCCGTCACGGATTTTCCTGATGTGGTTCCGCCGAAGAAGAAGCGGTAGCTGCTTCCTGTGGTGGAGTCTTTCGGCTTGTCACGGCTTTTGAAGATTCCTTTGAAAATGCTCATAAAATTTCCTCCGAACTGATAAGAGCCTCCCTGAGAAGGAGGCTCTGATAGTAAATCGTGTAAGTTTTATTCAGATGAACAGGATGCCGCGGCTGTCATAAACCGACTCGGTGTTGTCGTTCCCGCAGCGGATCGCACGGTCAAGAGCCATGATGGCAGCGATCGCGCCGTCGATCTTCTCCGTGGATTTCTCTTTATCGGCTTTGATGTTCCCCGCCGGGTCCGTTCGGATATAGATGTTGTCCATCATCCAGCGGAGCACCGGATGCCCGCCGTGGGCGATCCTTTTTTCCAGTACGAGCTTCATCAGTTCTTTGGTGGGCGGACTCATGTCCTTGAAGCCCTGACCGAACGGAACGACGGTGAAGCCCATGCCCTCTAAGTTCTGTACCATCTGGACGGCTCCCCAGCGGTCGAATGCGATCTCGCGGATGTTAAAGCGCTCGCCTAATCGTTCTATGAACTTCTCGATATAGCCGTAATGGATGACGTTTCCCTCCGTGGTCTGCAGCACGCCCTGTTTCTCCCAGAGATCGTAGGGAACGTGGTCGCGCCGGACTCTGAGGTCAAGCGTGTCCTCCGGTACCCAGAAATAAGGGAGGATTACATATTTGCCGTCTTCATCTTCAGGAGGGAAGACGAGAACGAAAGCGGTGATGTCTGTCGTGCTGGACAGGTCGAGACCGCCGTAGCAGACTTTTCCCTCGAGGTCGTCTTCGTTTACCGGAAAGGCACAGGCGTCCCACTTGTCCATCGGCATCCAGCGCACGGACTGTTTCACCCACTGGTTGAGGCGGAGCTGACGGAAGGCGTTCTCTTCACCGGGGTTTTGCTTTGCGGACTCGCAGGCAGCTTTGACCTTGTCGATTCCGACCGTGATGCCGAGACTCGGGTTCGCTCTCTTCCAGACTTCCGGGTCGGTCCAGTCCTCGGATTCGTCCGCTCCGAAGATGACCGGGTAGAACGTCGGGTCATGTTTTCTGCCGCTCATGATGTCGAGCGCCTTTTCGTGCTGCTCGTAGCAGATCGAATGCGTGTCGTTTCCGGCGGTGGTGATGAGGAAGAACAGCGGCTGCATCCTCGCGTCGCCGGAACCTTTCGTCATAACGTCGAACAGTTTCCGGTTCGGCTGCGTGTGCAGCTCATCGAAGATGACGCCGTGGGTATTGAATCCGTGTTTATTCGCGACATCCGCAGACAGCACCTGATAGAAGCTGTGCGTCGGCAGGTATTCGAGCCGCTTCTGCGATTCAAGGATCTTTACGCGCTTTGAGAGCGCCGGGCAGAAGCGGACCATGTCGACCGCGACGTCGAACACGATCTTGGCCTGATTCCGGTCGGCCGCGCAGCCGTATACTTCGGCGCGTTCCTCGTTATCTCCGCAGGTAAGAAGCAGTGCGATTGCAGCGGCAAGCTCCGATTTTCCCTGCTTCTTAGGGATTTCCACATAAGCGGTGTTGAACTGACGGTATCCGTTTTCTTTGATCACACCGAAGAGGTCGCGGACGATCTGCTCCTGCCAGTCGATGAGCTCGAACGGTTTTCCCGCCCAGGTTCCCTTGGTATGGCAGAGCTGCTCGATAAAGAGCACCGCGTAGTCCGCGAGCGCCTCGTCGTAGTGGGAGGTCGGTTCCATGAAACGCGTCGTCTTGTAATCTTTCAGTTTCCGCATGGCCAATGAGCGCCCGCCTCCTTTCAGGGCAAAAGAAAAGACCGCCGAAGCGATCTGCAAAAAAATCTATTTCAGTACGAGAGCAAGAGCCTTTGTCGGCTCTGCTTTCGGAATGTTCAAATTCATGTGTTTCTTAGTTGTACTGTTTCAGAAGAGCTGCGTAAGCGAGCTGGCTTGCTTCATCTTCCGGTTCGATGTCCCAGCCGCGGTCGTAGTTTAAGGTGACCTTGCCGTTTACCCGAAGCTCCATCTTCGAAATGCGTCCTCCGTCGATTCCGTATTCTTCGGAAGGCTCCTCGTAATGCTTTACCCAGTATTTAACGCTTGTTCCTTCGATCAGAAGTGTTCCTTTTTCCCACATGGTCTTGTCCTCCGTTCGCTTTGTTTTCCCTTTCGGTACGTACATATATCACTCTGAACGCCTGTAATAGCAAGTCATTTCAAGGAATATATGTGACAATCTTCCGGGAAGTTCCCGCGGGGTGGATTGTGTAACTGCGTCAATCGGTTATGCTTCCTTGATGGTCATCTTGAAGGCCGGGATCAGTGCGCGCTCCTTGCTACCAAAGTGGGTATAGCGTTCTTTGATCTTGACAATCCCGTCCAGTGTGCAGCCGAGTTCCTCAAAGCGGGCGATGGTTTCGATAAGGCTTGAAAAGGTGGAACTGATCGTGAATTCCTTGATGCCGAGCTTCCTGCAGTCGGCAAGGATCGTTTCGATGTCGTCGTCCCAGATGACCTCGGCGAAGTTCGGCAGGTCGTTTCCTGCTTCCTTGCTGTAAAGATATGCCTGTCCGAGCGTCCAGTGGCATCCGATGTCTTCCCATTTCATTCCCGGCTTTGCGTTTTCGATGGCTTCAACTGTGTACTTCATGTCTGTTTCCTCCTGATTCTCTGTGGTTTTCCCTTCCGGTGTGTCTATATATCACTCTGTCCGGCACAGATAGCAAGTCAATTTTTCAAGAGAAATTGATAACTTTCTGTGTCCGGAAAATCAGGATTCCCCGGTCATGATGAAGCGGACGTATTCGTCACGGTGCTCCTCGATGAAGAGGACCAGCTCGTAGTATCCGCGGTCAAACGCGAGCCGCTGCACGCAGGGCAGGTCGAACATGTTCGTAAGACCAGTGTCGCGGATTTCGAGGATCTGTTCCTTGATGGTTTCCGTCATGTCACTCACCGACCTTTCGCACGATGTCTTCGCCGTAGATTACGTTCAGGCCGCTGCCGTTGTCCCAGTGGATGAGCAGGCTGCCGGTATCGTCGATGCCGTAGACGGTTCCTTTTGTTCCGATGGGCGGGGCCTGCACATCATCCATCCGCACGAGCTCGACGCGGGTGCCGTTCGGGTAGGTTCTGCGGAGCAGTTCAAGCTGCTCCGGTCTGATCATCCTCATGCCTGCACCTCCTCATCCGAGTCCTTTTCCGGCGCGCCATTCTTCCAGCTGGAATTTCCGGAGAGGTTCCGCAGAAGGATCTTGCGGCTTCCCTTGTACTCGGAGCCGATGAATCCGAGGCGGAGCAGGAAGCAGCGGAAGGCGTATTTTTCGTTTGTGACCGGCGTCTCTTTGCTGCTGGTGCGCTTGAGTTCCTTCGAGAGCTTGCAGAGCAGGGAAATGAACTCAGTGTAGGCTTTTGCCTCGTCCGGTTCCGGCAGTTCCTTGAACCAAGGGAAGGCGATGCGGTCGTCCTTGATCTCGAATCGCAGGTCGTCCACGCCGAGCGCCTTTTTAATGAGGCTGCCTTTGGCTTCGAGGATGTTCGTCAGGTTTCCGACCGCTGCCTTGTCTGACGGAATCTCAACCGTAAGACCGGTTTCTTCGGACTCTGTCGTGCTTTCTTCTGCGTCTGCAGGTTCTTCCTCGATTTCGGGTTCCGCCGTTGCATCGGGTTCCTGTGTGAAGCCTGCCTCTGTGAGTGCTTCGGTGATCCGGCTGATGGTTTCCGGTGCAGTGCGCTCATCCCATTCAAGTGTGCCGTTCTTGGTGACGGTCAGATCTCCGATTTCAAAATTGCAGGTCGGCATGAATTTGTATTCCGCCTTGACTCCGGTAGTATCCGAAATAACCTTGACCAGTTCCTTGCGCCTTGCTCCTGTTACGTTGTAATTGATTCGCATTGTGTTTACCTCCGTTTTCGTTGTGGTTGTTTGCCTTTTGGCATGTCTATACATCACTCTTTCCGGGTGTAATAGCAAGCGAATCAGGGGTATTTCTCACGTAAAAAATTTTCCGATTATCCTTGGCTGAAACTGTGCTTAGTACACAAAGAAATCAGCCTGCGTCCGGAAGCTCGACTTCCTTCACAAGGTCAGAATACAGGAGCTTTTTGCCGTCCCGGACGACATACACATTTTCCGAATCACCGGTATCTTCCACATAGCGACGGAGGATAACCGAGGCATATTTCGGATCAAGCTCCATCGTCATGCAGGTGCGGTTCAGCTGCTCACACGCCATGAGGGTTGAGCCGGAACCGCCGAAGGTGTCGAGAACGATAGCGTTCTCCTGTGTGGAGTTTGAAATCGGATAACCGAGCAGGTCGAGCGGCTTGCTGGTCGGATGATCCTTGTTGCGCTTTGGCTTGTCGAAATTCCAGATCGTCGTTTCGGAGCGTCCGGCGTACCACGGGTGCTTGCCGTTCTGAAGAAATCCGTACAGGATCGGTTCATGCTGCCATTGATAGTCGGAGCGGCCGAGCACGAGAGAGTTCTTCACCCAGATACACACGCCTGCGAGATGAAATCCCGCGTCGACGAACGCACGCCGGAATGTGAGACCTTCCGTGTCGGCGTGGAAGCAATAGGCAGCACCGCCTTTCTCGAGGTGATCCGCCATGTTTTTGAATGCGGAGAGCAGAAAGTTGTAGAATTCCTCTCCCTTGAGACTGTCGTTCTGAATGGTCAGCCCGTCGGACGCCTTGAATGAGACGCCGTAAGGCGGGTCAGTAAGGACGAGGTTGGCGCGTTTGCCGTCCATTAGTGTAGTTACATCTTCGGGCTTCGTTGCGTCACCGCACATCAGACGGTGCCTGCCGACCGTCCAGATGTCGCCGGGTTCCACGAACGAGGCTTTTTCCAAAGCGGCAGTCAGGTCGAAGTCATCGTCCTCGATGGTATTGTTATCACTTCCGTTTAAGAGTTTCTCGAGCTCCTTGTCGTCAAAGCCAAGAAGTGACAGGTCGAATGATTGATCCTGCAGATCGGATAGTTCAACGGATAGCATCTCCTCGTCCCATCCGGCGTTTAATGCGAGCTGGTTGTCAGCGAGGATGTACGCGCGTTTCTGTGCTTCGGTGAGGTCTTCGGCAAACACGCAGGGCACAGTTTCGTAACCTTCCTCGCGTGCAGCCATGATCCTTCCGTGTCCGACGAGGATGTTGTAATCCTGATCGATGACCGCCGGAGATACGAATCCGAATTCGCGGAGGGACGCACGGAGCTGCGCGATCTGCTCCTTTGAGTGTGTTCTTGCATTTCTTGCGTAAGGCACCAGCTTGTCGATCGGCACCTGTTCCAGTCTTTTTGTGTTCATATCTTATAGTCCCTTCCTTGCGCGGAGCAGGCGTTCCATTACGTCGTCCTGCACATCCGCACCGTTGTAATCCGTCAGACAGTTTTCTTTCACAACCTGATAGATCTGATACCAGAGCTGGTTCGTCTGTTTCATGTAGTTCTGCGACATCGTGACGAACGGAGACGCGATGGGCTTTCCACTGGTCGGATGCTTCGAGAGCATCGAGTAGCGGGAGATCGCATGCTCGCACTGAATCCACCTCGCGACGCTCATTGCGTACTGGTCGATGAGCTGTCGGGAGACGAGCTTCTCGCAGCCAAGGCTCGCAAGCCACTCCCAGGTTTCCTTGAACACGTCCGCCGCACACAAATCGATGCCGCTTTGCTGTTTTTCGAGCATATAGTCGCGCGGGTCCGGCGCTTCGCGGCCCTCCATGTCCGGAGGTTCGGGAAGGTCCATGATCTGCAGTTTCCTGCCGCCGGGATTTCCCGCATCGATTTTTTCCTTGATTGCTTTGCTCGGGCGTCCCTGCCCGAAACGTTGACCGCCTCTGGCAGTTCCGTCTTTCGCCATATAAATTCACTCCTTCAAAGCCCGCTTGGGGCTATTCCTCGTTTGTTTTCGCTTTTTTCGCACAGAAGACCCCGCGCCGTTTTCCGCAGGCGAAGGCAACAGAGATTTTGACCGCCCCTACCTCGTCGTCGCAAAGATTTATCTGTCGCCGCGTTCCTTGTGGATCTTCTCGTGGCAGGAGCGACAAAGACTCATGAGGTTCGACTCGTCGTTCGTTCCGCCTTCGGAGAGAGGAACGATGTGGTGTACTTCCTCAACCGCAACATATCGTCCGTGCTTCAGGCACTCCTCGCAGAGGGGATGCTTGTGGACGTAACGCGTGCGGATGCGCTGCCACGCTCTGCCGTATCGTTTGCCGGTAGAGTAGCCACGCGTGAACTTCTCGTAGTGCTTTTCCATCAAAGCCTTGTGCTTGTCGCAGTACTGTTCACCGTCCTCGCAGAGGTTCGGACAGCCGGGATAGCGGCAGGGGCGTTTCGGTTTTCTTGGCATGGCTTGCCGCCTCCTTCCTGGCATAACATAAGAAAAGCCCCGAAAGGATTAACCTTCCGAGGCTCAATGCGGCTGTGCCGCTTTTCATTCTGTTTTTCTATTGTAGTTATATCACAGGCGGGTACTGCCATTCACTGCCAAACACTGCCAAAGGCTGTCAACTTTTATCCGGCACGGGGAAATGCTGCAGAGCGCTGCCATGGATGCGGAAGACCGTCCGTTCCGACACATTCATCAGGCTTTCGATTTCTTCCCATGTGCAGTTGTCGACGTACCGGTAGCGCAGCACCAGCTGTTCCTCCGGGTTAGTAATCGTATCAATGCGGCGGTTGATCTCATCTCGCAAGGATATGAGCTGCGCCACCTTTTTCTCAACGTCAGCCTGAATCTCTGCTACCTTTTCCAGACAGTGAACGAAGTTCGCGTCAGAGGGACGGTTCGGGTTATGTGGCATGCCGTCGAACCTCGAACCGGAAATGCTGGTGGACATTTCTCTCCAGTAGTCAATCTCACGGAGGCGGGCATTGATCAGCGCGTCTAAGTGCTTGGCTTGCATCAGGTATTGTTTTGGCGTCATGATTCCACCTCCTCTTGAAGTTTTCGGATTAACAACTCGCCATCGACCGAAGTCAGGCACGCATACCATTTAGAGTGGAAGAAGCGTTCCAGTTCATCCCTGTCTGCCTTCGCCGATTTGCTTTTCGGATTCAACCGTAGTGTTTTCAGAGCTTTTCTGTAGTCTTTGACTGCCTGCAGCACGATGGCGTTTGCGAGATTTTCATATGGGTCAGTCATCGCATCACCGCCTTCACCGCGTCGATCAGAGCTGACTGCGTTTTGTCTTTACGTCGCAGGGCGTTCAGAATCTGTCCGTCGATGGTGTCTGCAGTGACGATGTGCTGGATAACGACAGTCCGGCTTTTCTGTCCTTGTCGCCAGAGTCTCGCGTTCGTCTGTTGGTAAAGTTCAAGACTCCATGTGAGCCCGAACCAGACAATCGTGCTTCCGCCGTCTTGAAGATTCAGGCCATGTCCTGCGGAAGCAGGATGAATCAGTCCGACCGGGATCTGTCCTGCATTCCAGTCCGTGATATCCTTTGATGATTTGATTTCTCTTACGTCAAACCGTTTCCGGATTCTCTCAAGATCATGCCGGAACCAGTAGGCAATGAGAAGCGGCTTGCCGTTTGCGGCTTCGATGATGTCCTCCAAGGCATCAAGCTTCCGGTTATGGAACTCGATGATCTTCCCGTCATCCGAATAGACTGCACCGTTTGAGAGCTGTGCAAGCTTGCCGGTAAGCGTTGCGGCGTTCGCAGCGGTGATCTCGTCGCCGTGAAGCTGAAGCGCAAGTTCGCTTTTCAATTCTTCATATCGCTTGCGTTCGTCTTCGGAAAGCAGCACGTCATATTCTGTAGATATGAGCTCGGGCATCTTGAGATGGTCGGAGGACTTCATCGAAATCGTAATGTCGGATATCTGTTGGTAGATTGCATCCTCGGCACCGGGCAGTGGTTTGTAGGAGTAGATGATTTCGCCGTTTCTCTTGTCCGGCACGAAATAGTTCAGCCGGTACTGGCTGATGAATCGCCCGAGACGTTTTCCCTGATCGAGAAGCTTGAACTCCGCCCATAGATCCATGAGACCATTGGAAGAAGGGGTGCCGGTAAGACCGACGATCCTCTTAATGAAAGGCCGAACCTTCATTAATGCTTTGAATCGCTTGGATTTGTGATTCTTGAAGGATGAAAGCTCATCAACAATTACCATGTCGTAATCGAATGGGACGCCGGAGCTGTCAATCAGCCATCCGAGATTTTCTCGATTGACGATCGTGACGTCTGCGCCTTGAAGGAGAGCAGCTTTTCGTTCTCTGGCGGTTCCGACCGCGACTGCGTAGGTGAGTCCGGACAGATGCTTCCATTTTTTGATCTCTGCTGGCCAGGTGTCCCTCGCCACACGAAGTGGTGCGACCACCAGAACACGATGAACCAGAAAGCTGTCGAACAGAAGATCGAAGACAGCCGTCAGGCTGATCACGGTCTTTCCAAGACCCATGTCCAAGAGAACGGCAGCGATCGGATGCGTCTCGATGTAGTCGATGGCGTATTTCTGGTAGTCATGTGGTTTGAAGTTCATCCAGCATCCCTCCGATCTTGTCTACGTCATCAATCACATAGACCCGGTATCCCAGCTTCCGAAGGAGCCGGTGGCGTGACACTTGCAGCGATCTCGGCTTTTTACCGGGTGCCTTTAGTTCCGCGAATGCCATATGCCCGTCAGGTAATAAAATGAGACGGTCGGGCATACCTGCAAAACCCGGAGAGACGAACTTCGGCGCAATCCCACCCGCGCTTTTTATCATCACGACTAATTTGCGTTCTATTTCCTTTTCGTTCATGCATTTCTCCTTGAAAAACCTGAGGTGTGCAGGTCTCGATAGTCATTTCCTAAAACCTCTATATAAATTTTTATTTTTTCTCTATAGGGACTTTTGTATATAGACCTTCTCGACCTGCACACTTTTACTTTCAGTCCAGAAAATCCTGACCGGTTTTGAGCTTCAGGCCGTAAACGAGAATTCCGGATCTGGTCTTTTTACGCTTGAATCCTGCCTTCTCCAGATTCCCGTAGAAATCCGTCGTGCTTCTGGCGTACTCACCGGTCTGAAAGCAGACTGCGTGATATTGCTGATAAAGATCCCCGGATTTTTCCGTATATGACGGATCTACATCGCAATGCTCGTCAATGAACTGCCCGAGCCAGTCATTGTCCTCACGGTATTTGTCAACGGCGTCTCTGACCGCCTTCGGTTCCGGTATCTTGAATCCCTTTGCAATGGCAATTTCAGCACCTTCGATAATCCATGAAAGGATCGCCGGGCCCGCCTGCTCGAAAAGGTAGTCGGAGTAGTTCTTGATGTCGGATTTCCCGGTGATCTTTGCATTGAACGGAATCACGATGAGCCTGCGCCAGGTACCGTCATCATTGGCGGACACCTTCGGCAGGTAGTTCGTATAGAGGACGAGTGTATGCGAGGGATCAAAGTGGAACGGGTCCTTATATTTCTTTTCCGCCTCGATCGGATCGACGCTGCAGAGCTGCTTTACCATGCCGGTATTGAGCCTTTGACCTTCTTCAAGTTCCGACGCGATAATGAGACGCTTGCCTTTGAGCTCCGCCATTTCCGGTTTGACGTTCCTCTTGCAGTTCATGGTGAGTGCTTCGGCGGATATCTTGCCGGAGTAGTTACCGAGAACTCTGGCGATGGTGTTCCAGAAGGTGGATTTTCCGTTTGCACCGCCGCCGTAAGCGATGATCATCTGTTCCGCATAGACGCGTCCGACTGCCGCCATGCCGACGATCTGCTGCACATAGTCGATGAGCTCCATGTCGCCGCAGAAAAACAGGTCAAGATTCTCACGCCAGAGATTCTTTCCCGTATCACCGGGAGAGCAGGCTGTAATCTTGGTTATGAGATCATCGGGGTCATGCGGATGGCTGCCTGAGAGACCTTTCGTCAGGTCGTAGGTAGCGTCCGGCGTGTTGAGAAGCTCCGGATCGTAGTCGAGTTCCGAAACATCAAGCGCCAGCATCGGCTTTGCAGCATTCTGAGCATTGACGATGTTCTTGTAGTTGCGGTATTTCATGACGAACTTCTTATATGCGTCCGCGCCAAGCAGGGCATAGAGAAGTCCCATCTTGTTTTCTGGGACGGCATTGACAAGAGCCTTGCTTCTTGATTTGACGTCCGATTCTGAGACGCCGATGGCAGTCAAGTTTTCTTCCGCGATCCGGATCGCCTCCGTTGCGTCGAGCAGCTGGTCGTCCATGAAGTTTTCAACGACTCCCAGCGATTTCTGCTTGTCCTCATACCAGCGGTCTCCGCCGAAGGCGATGAAGTCCGTGGCGCTGGTGAAGCGAAGTTTATTCTTGCATTCCTTGGCGATCACCTTGGCCTCGCCGATGTCGGAGTAGTCTTCCGGCTTCAGGAAACTGGTGCCAAACGTATCCTCATACTCATCCGGAGGAACATATCCGTCGCTTCCTTCCACTTTGTTCTTGAAGAACTTCAAAGCGCTGTGCCAGATGGTACGCAGCTCCCTTGCGGGAAGTGGAGGTTCACATTTGGCGGCGCGTTCCAGATACGCTTCATAGGCTTTGTCCGTGTTCCCGAATCGTTTCAGCACGCGGCCCGCGAAATGAGACATCGTGTTGTTGCGGCTCCCCTCAGGAATGGAGCCTCCGGTGTAAGTCGGTTCCTCCGGTGCTTCCTCATCCGGCGCATCCGGCAGAATCTCATCAATCGTAAGAGTGCCTTCATGCCAGAACACGTCTTCCGGTTTTACCTTCACACCATACAGAAAACGAGCCGCGTCGAGCGCCTTGGAGTCAAAGAACGGAAATTGCCGGATACCGGACTTCTTAAGCGCTGTAAAGGCAGCGGCATCTGAGCAGGTGTTGATCGGTGCGAACAGATGAAAACGGGGACGAGCTGAGTAGCTGTCTTTTTGAAGCATGTTGTGGCGGCTGGGAGAAGCAGCGAATGACACGTCAGCAAGAGCACCTTTTGCCAGATTCTCCGGTGTCACCCAGTCGTCCGGGTTTTCTGAAAAATCGTTGTCACAGTCCCAGACGATGGCGTCGGCGGAGATAAAGTTGTCGTTCGAACGATAGCTGTTCTGATATGCCGCGGTCACATGATCGTGGGCGACGGCAGCCGCGAAATCTTCCGGACCATTGATAATCGCTTCATGCGGATAGAGGCAGTTGGCCTCATTTCCCGTATAGTCGGCGGTGTATAACGTGAATTTCATGTTTAATCGCAGACCTCCTTCGATTCGTCCTCGAGCACCTTCGTGATGAATTTGAGTGCCCGGATCATGGTTTCCAGCTCGCAGTCACCGCCGAGCGTGACTTCAAATCCTGCCGCGTCTCCATAGCGGTCGCGTAAAACATGAACGTCCATGTCTGTGCATGCCGCGTCGGAAATTCTGAAATAGGTTCTGCCGCCATGCCCGGTGTCGCCGCCCATGTAACCGGTGGTTCCGGCCTCCACATCGAGGATGTTGGCGCTTACGACTTCACGTTCATAGGTTGTGATTTCCGTCCCGTCATCCAGCACCTTGGTGTGTTCGTTAATTTCGTACATGCTTAAACCTCCTGACAATCTTCTGTAAAGTGGCGCAGATGGTAGCCTTTCCATCTGGCACGCTTGATTTCCGTTTCCATACCGGCAGAGATCCTGTCCCCGAACACCCAGACCTCGGCGCATTTGCTCATCAAGGCGTTTCCGAAGAACAACCCGAGTTCGCGTTCCGTATCGTCGTTGTCATCAAGGAACTGCGGAAACAGAAGATGCGGTGCAATCGGGATGAATCCCCGCTCCACGGCAAAGCGGCAGTAGCGTCTTGCGGCGATTACGTTTTTCTCTACATCTCCGGAATACGGGGAGCAGATGTAGACGATTGGGCGAAAGGCTCTGAGCGACCTTTGTTCTTCGGCCTCAATGTTTTTTAGGGCTTCATAACACGTTGGGTCCGGATGCCTTCGCTGTTTTTGAAATCCATACGGTTTACCTCCTTTCCGAGGCGTTTTTTCACCTCTACTTCCCACTGGAGAAGGAGCGCCGTTTTGAGCGGAAAAAACTCACCCCCACTTTTCAATGGAGGTGAGCAGAAAAGAGTTATTGCTCGATGAGCGGCAGGTTGCCGTCGGCTTTCATCAAATCGTAAATAAAGAGTCTTCCGGCCTGCGTCCAGTAGGTGTGGACGGCAGTATGGATTTCGCCGTCGTTTCCGGTAAATGTTGTGGTTTTCGTGGAGGTGTAACCTTTGTCGGCGTACTGCTGATAGAGAAGCCAGATGCCGCTCGGCTGTCTGAACTGGATTCCTTTCTCATGCAGCCATTTGTTCATCCGTTTAGCGCTCCAGCCGTAGTCCTTGGCGATAATAGAGATGGCGACGAGATCCTTGCAGTTCAGGACGACATCGTAATAGCTGACCTTTGGTTTCATCTCGGCGATCTGCTGCGTCTGAACGGCGACAGTGTTTTCAAGCTGCTGCCTTTTTTCGCGCTCCGCTTTGAGCTCCTGTAAAGCCGCGATGGCGATATCCGGGTTTGCCAGAATGTCGTCGATGGCGTAAAGACCGTGTCTACGGATGGACGGGAGGACCTCCGAGGTCACCCAGTGCTTGAAGCGTTTTGCTGTGGGCAGCTTGCTACCGAGGATGAGAGAATACAGGCCGGACTCGTTGATGATGATCGGATTCTGTTCACGCCCGATGGAGTCACGAATCGTTACCCCATCGGTTTTGTCTTCATCATCAACATGGTCGATGAGTGCTTTTCTCGGGTTGCTGTAGCCGAGGATCATGGCGACGTCCTTGCCGACGAACCACGGCTCATTGCCGATCGTTACAGTACGGACAGTTCCGAACTCCGCGTTTGTGAATGCTGTTACTTCGTTTGTCATAAGATTTTCCTTTCCGGGCGAGCGGAAAGTTTTCTGAATGCTCACCCTTTCACTTTCCACTGGAGAAGGGCAGCCGTTTTGAGCGGAAAAAATTCACCTCCGCTTTTTTGGCGGAGGTGAGCACCGGTATTGACGAAGCATTTCAATCTTTTTTATAGAATGGCGTGGTATAACCGTCAGCACGAAGAATAAGCCCAGGAGTCCACGGCGGTGTGCGGCCCATCTGCTCGCAGATCGCGTCAAGGGAGACCGATGGGTCTGCTTCGATAATCAGCTCATCATGAACGTGCATGACGATCCGGCAGTTTCGAAGCGTCTTCATAGCGTAGCACAGAATGTCGCGGGAAGTGGCCTGTACGATGTTTTCCACGAATTTCGGACCATAGGAGTCGAGACGCTCCCATTTCTTAGAAGGGCCGATGCCCTCATAGGTGATACATTCGCTGCCGAACCTGTTTGTTCCGATCTTCGGTTTTACGTAAGCGAGCCTCCTGCCGGAAGGCAACCGGATGAAAAGCATCCCGGAGCGGTATTCGATCTTCAAACCGTAAATGATGGAAGGAATATGATAGCGTACGGCGTCCATAACCGCCCGGTCAATGTCCCACCAGAACTGAACAATATGTGGATTGGTCTGCCGCCATGCGTCGACCAGCGGAGAAAGCTCGTCCTCGGAAAGACCCATCTCAAGAGCACCCATCGCCTTGAGCGCCCCGACGGAGCCGCCGTAGCCGAGCGCGAGCTCCGCGATCTTGCCTTTCTGACGCAGGTGGCCGTTCACGCCGTGCTTCACGACCGGCACATGAAACATCTGGCTTGCTGACGCGCAATAAATGTCACCGCCGTCCTCGAACACCTTCTGCCGCCACTTCTCACCGGCATACCAGGCGATGACCCTCGCTTCGATCGCGGAGAAATCAGCGACATAAAAGAGCATGCCGTCCTTCGGGATGAAGGCCGTGCGGATGAGCTGAGAGAGCGTGTCCGGGACATCCTCATAGAGCAGCTTGACGGCCTCGAAGTTTCCGGATTTTACCAGAGCACGCGCGGAGGCCAGGTCTTCCAGATGATTCTGCGGGAGGTTCTGCAATTGGATGAGCCTGCCTGCCCAGCGGCCTGTTCGGTTTGCGCCGTAGAATGCGAACATGCCTCTGGCCCGGCCGTCATCGCACACGGCCCGCTGCATGGTCTGATATTTCTTCACGGATGACTTTGATAGCTGCTGGCGGAGCTCAAGGGCTTCCTTAAGTCTTGGCGGAACGGATTCGATGAGCTTGGCGACTTCCTTTTTCCCGAGGCTTTCCACTTCGACTCCCTGCAAAGCCAGCCACTGTTTCATCTGCTGCACGCTGTTCGGATTATCAAGCGATGTCAGTTCCTTCATGGCAGCGGTGAGTTCCGCACGGGAACGGGTATCCAATTCGATCGCTTTTTCCACGAGATCCATATCCAGACGTACGCCGCGGTCGTTGATCTCCTGATCGATGTGGTATTCGTCCCATACGAAGTCCGGCACCGGGAACTTGGACAGGCGTTCCTTGATTCCCATTTCCGTTTCTACGTCCCGGATGTTATATCGCTTGAAGGCTTCCCATCTATTCAGAGCATCGCGGGGAAGGTTTCTGGTCCGGCCACCGTTCGATTTCGTTGGAGCACAGGGAACGCAGAAATATTTAATGAGGTCTTTTCCTTCGGTGAGCTTCTGTTTCTCCAGTCCGAGGACAGCACCGACGCCTTCAAGAGAACGCGGCAGTCCCATCGTGGAAGCCCAGACCATCGAGCATCGCCAGCTTTTTGGACTTAAGAAACGGGCACGTTTCATGGACAAAGGATGATCATCGAAAAACGGATCGAGACTGATTTCCATGTCACGAAGATACCTGGAGAGGCATACTCGTTCGAAGTTCGCGTTGTATGCCCATTTGACGACCTCGTCACTGACAAGCGCGTCGATGAGTTCCGGCGGAAGCCTTTCTCCCTGTGCGAGGTCGATCGTCTTGACTTCGCCGCCGTCAACGGCATATCCGAAAAGCAGAATCTCAAAGGTGGGTGATTCGGCGTACTTGTATACACCGCATTTACCAAGGCTGACGTCGCTATATGTTTCAATGTCGATGCTGAGTGTTTTCAATTTCTACCTCCAATCAAACAAGCGGTGGAGACCTCTCCCCACCGCCTGCCGTCTGTTTTACTTTGAGTTCAGCTCTTTCATCCGCGCTTCGTGGTATTCCTTGTCACGCTGTGCCTTTTCAAGCTCGAGCTTTTTCCTATCGGCTTCCCACTTCGCGTTTTCCTTGTCGCGCCTGCGGTCATCGACCGTATCAACAATCGAACGAACGATCCAGAAAATGGCGAGGATAATATACAGGGCCAGGGTCAAAGCGCAGAGAACATATGTCCAAGTCATGGTAGCCTCCTTCAGTTCAGGAAATCTTCATCGTCATCGGTTGCAAAATCGGACTCGGCACTTGCCTTGCCTCCGAGCGGCTCACCGTCGCGGATCTTCTGCAGGTTGTTAAGCCCGCAGGCGATGCCCTTGTTGCCGGAGCTGTTGAAGGCGTAGAAGGTGATGGAAGCACGCCCGTAAACGCCGCTGTACACCTCCGAGCGGGTGAGAATCGGATTCAGATCAGCATCCACGATGCCCGGCGCTGTTGTGGCGTTCGCATTGACGAAGTAAGCGTTTTTGTACGCCTCATCGTCCGGACGCTCTGCGTCGCCGTCACGGAGAGGGGTCTTGATCGCCGACAGGGCCGGCACGGTCTTTCCGTTTCCGCGGAGCTTTGCCTCGCCTTCCTTGTAGGCCGCCTCGATGGCCGCCTTGATCTTGGTAAGCGTTGCGGTATCGGACTTCGGAATGATGAGGCTGACGCTGTATTTAGGAGTCCCGCCGTTGATCGACTTCGGCTCCCAAACGTTTGCGTAGCTCCAGCGGGTGTTCGGTCCAGTGATGACCTTCATCGGGTTAGCGATTCTTTTACTCATGATCTTTTTCCTCCATAAAATCGTTTTTTGCTGTGTTCATGGCCGGGCGCTTGTCGCTGTCCGGCACGAGAGTAGGTTTGCCCTGTGGTTTCTCAATGTAGGCTGTAAGAAGCTCCTCAAAGCGGTTCTTTCCGAGCATTTTCTGCATAGCGGTGATACCAAGCAGCTTCTTCTCATACGGGTCGTACCCGGCATCAGCGACTGCCTTGGCGACGGATGTCTCGTCGGTGTACTTGCGGACGGATCGTCCCTCGACCAGCTTGAAGCCGTGCCATTCCTTTCCGGAAAGCGCCTTCTGGAGCGCGTATTCCTTGATGTCGGATGCCCATGAGACCAGTCCGTCCACCTTGGAAAGAATGACCTCGATCTCAGCGTCGGACAGTTCCGGTGGCAGCTTGAAATCATGCTGCGCGAGCTTCAGGTTCTCCTCGGCCCGGGCACGGCAGATATTCTTCGATTTGCAGAACCGGCACCAGTCGCCGCAGGAGAAATTTCCCTTGCCGTCCCATGCGAGATCCGCTGCGGGCTTCAGAACTTCTTCGGCCCAGGTGAGCAGATCGATTTTCGGAAGCTGCCACTCACTGATGTTCTGGCGTCTCGGCTGGTAGATATGCAGGGCGATGTCGTCGATATCGTAGATGCCATCGAAGAGAGACAAGGCTCCGAGCGCGTAACATTTGAGCTGCGGATTGTCCTCTGCTGAGACCTCGATTCCGGTCCCGTACTTGAGGTCTATGATGTGGAGCGTTCCGTCTGCGATGACAAGTGCATCTGCGGTGCCGAAGCCCTGTTTCACCCAATGGGAGAAATCTACGCGCTGTTCAACCATGACAGTCGGGTCTGCACAGGTTTCCTTTGCGGCCTGCACCTGTTCGAGTACGTAGCTGACGTATCCGTCGGTCGCCTCATCCATTTCCTCGTTATAGAAATCGAGGTTCTCTGTCGGATCGTCCGCAGGATAACCGAGCGCCTTGCGGAGTTTGTATTCGGCAAGAGCGTGTGCGCAGGTTCCTTCCAAGGCGTAGATGCTTCCGTTGTCTTCAAATCTCTCACTGAGCCTGACGGACGGCGGGCAGTGAAGCCATCTGTCGGCAGACGAGGCAGAGAGAACGGCGTGTGAATTAGCTGCCATTTCCGAGCACCTCCGCGTCCTTCATCAGGGCTTCATAATCTGCCGGATTGACCTTTGAGAGCTTGTCTGCACCGTACTTCTTAAGCAGATCGCGTACCTCGGCGGTATATCCGGCACGGGACTTGTCCGCCAGTACAGCACGGACATCTTCGAGCTTCAGTTCTTTCTTCGCCGCTTTCTGTACCGACGCTGATTTGACTGAAGGATCATTCTCGGTTCCAGAGAACTGCTGATAAAGCCAGTCGGCAGCGTTGTTAATAGCAGCGGCCGCATCTCTGAGTTCTTGGATGGTCTGATCCATTTCGGCCATTTTTGACATAGGTTTTTCCTCCTTCCTCGGGTTGTCTGTCGGCGGCAAGAATCGTCAGGTTTCTTGCCAGTCTTGCGGATACGCGGCTGATGGCATTCAGGAGTCTGATCTCCTCATTTGCCGTGTTCACCGATGCGCCTCCGCTGTCTGCGTAGTTGCGATACATGTTTTTCACCTCTCTTTCCGGGCTGGTTTCTTTGCCCTTCACCTTCCACTGGAGACGGGCAGGCAATTTGAGCGGAAGAAAAATAAAAAAATCTGCCACTGTCCTGAAATTGGGACAGTGGCAGACAGATAATGAATTAGAAGTTACGATAGCCACGGAACTCGTCGCGGAATTTCTTCATCTCATCGGCGAACGTTCTCTGTTTGCGCCCGAGAAGTTCGGCGACTTTACGGTCGGAGATGCCTTCCGGATGCTCCTGCCAGATTGCAATGATGCGGTCGGCCTCCGGGTCGATTTCGTGAAGACGTTTGATGAGACGCTTCAGAAGGTCGCGGTCGGCCGTAATCTCTTCAGGTGTCGGCTTGTCATCCGGCACATAATCGCCCAGTGTTCCTTCGCCGTCCGGCAGCGGGTCGTCAAGGGAAACAGCGTTCCGATTGTGAAATTCGCAGTCATCACACATGCCATCGCAGAGCCACCATTTGCTGCGCGGGCAGAAGCATTCTCCGTGGTACTGCATGCGTTTCCTGAGTGCTGTGCGCCAGCGATCGAACTCACGGTACTGTTCCGCTGGAACCTCATACCAGGTGCCGGATTCTTTGTCGAAGATACGATTTTTGTTTGCTTTTTTTGACATAAAAATTTCCTCCTTTGATTGGCGTTTTGTGGTCAGTCACAGGAGGGAACTTCATAGTCAGTTCACGCTGCGTTCATATCATCGCGTTGAAAGAAGAATTAGCCGGTGATATAATGTTTTAGTAGGTTTTGTTGTGGATTAATAATCCGCTTTTTCCCGCTGACAGAAGCATTAATGTTGACTAAAAAGGCTCCTGTGCTTTCCACAAGAGCCAGTGAGGAGTAGGGTTTGTCGCTTATCACGTTGTCGGGTTTGTCGCTTTTGTCGGAGTTTTTGATAAAGAGGGACAATCAATGTCAAATAGAGATAAATGGAGGCTGTGTGGCGGGACATTCTTCATACTGATTTCTGATGCTCGCAAAGCCATGCCGTCACATGACGAGATGTATATGGGAAAGAAAAGCGGCATCACTGAGCCGGAGACACTTTTTGCTCTTGCAAGAATAGTCACGCCGGATCTGCCAGAGCCTATGAGCTCCGAAGAAAAATCATGGCGTGATGGAACATTTGATTTCAAATCTTGTAAGGGATGGGGCTGGAAGCAGTATCGTTTCGTTGATGCTT